CGTCCCTGATGAGTTCAATGTCTTCAATTGCAGTCGTAAGGTTGCCAGCAGGAAGCGTTTCAATCTTTGTTGCGTTATTGTTTCCTCTAACAGCGATGAAGATATCTTCCTCAACACCCAAAGGATTGTAGCGCAAATCTACACGGCCGTTGTCTTGATCAACAATCTGATTTCGTTTCATTGACGTCTTGATCTTCTCCAAGAAAGGTTCAACATCTTGTGGCCTGACCTGTCCAACATCAATATAATATACTCTCTTTTCAGCGGAACGAACAACACGATAAGCAATCATGTGATTCTTCATGAGATCATATTGTCTCCAGGATCTTCTGGCTGGATCTAACACAGATGTTCCGTACGGCTTATACTGATCGTTTCCTGAAACTCTAAAGTGTGCAATTTGCCATGACTCAAACGTTAACCCTCTGGCGTTCCATTGGAATTGAATATAGTTTGGATTGGTCTTATCTTCACCTTCAATCCTTTCAATCTCTGTCTCTGGAAGATAGTACACTCCTTGGATTCCCATTTGCTCATCAACATCTAAGTAAAGAAAGTAATCTCCATATTTACACGCATTGCGGCACCACTCTCTCAAATTGTTTTCAACCGACAACACGTTGTAAAAAAGATTTGTAAGGACTGATTTGATTTCCTCATTAGAACTTTTAATGTTCAAGACTGGACGTAGGTCTGAAAAGTTTGTCATCTCATCAGCATAAATATCCAAAGCTGAAGCCAAGATAGGTTCCACTTCCATCTCTCTGTACTCAATGTATCTCTCCAGACGTCTCTGGTTTGACATCGCCTCAGCAGAGTAATTTCCAAATGGGTTGTACGAAGCACGTTTAAATTTTTGACCTGATACTGATCTATAGATGTTTGAATAACGATCAAAATATTGCTTTCGCAACGGTCGGCCGCTCTGACTCCGATAACTAATAATAGGTCCAGAAAACAGCCTCGTTAGCCTTCTGAACAAATTAGTTCTATTGGATTGATTCTCTGCCATTGTCTTACCCCTTATCCACTAATTAACCAAGTTGGTATACCAGTATAAATATTTTTATTTTTATCATCTGACTCTAGAACGCTCTGACCTTTTTTATATCCTTTCTGCCCTGGAATCTTCATGTTGATGTATTTTGTTTCCTTTGAAATTGAATTCAACATTGCTTTACTATACGCTAATTCTCTCTTGTTGACCTCAAATGCTGTGTCTGCAACAAAACACCCGATTGCTAGAGACATAATTAAATCATCATTGTACCCTTTAAGGGCTTGCGGCTTGCCATTAAACCAGATGAAAGTTTCTAATTCATGCAATGTTCTTTCTGATTTAAGCTTAATTATGTTGTGACGAATATATTCTTCTAGTTTTGCGACAACTAATGGTCGTGTTTTTACCGATGTTGTAAAGCCAGGAACTGTGTTTGTGCTATATCTGGCTTCCATTGGGTCAACATAATCTGTACTACCCTTGACTGAATAATATAAATTTGGATAATCCAAATCAATAAGTTTCTCAAGCACTGCGATTCCAACACCGACATTCTCGACAACCATCAAGCAGGATCCGTACTCTTTACCTATTTGATTTAACATCTTTGCAAACATGTCTAACGAGATAACCCCTTTGTATTCTGCCACAACTTCCATCGTTGATAATTTAATAACATGGAAAGCAGAATTGTCTTTGCTATCACCTCTTGCCACATCCGCAGTGACTAAATAATTTTCTTCCTGCTTGTGGTTTTCCCATATCCAAATGTTTCGATCAAAACCAGTCCTGTACTCTGGATCCTCTAGATTTAATTTAATTCTTTTTAAATCCTTTGAATCAATTACTGTTTCACCTGAAGATAAAAAGTTACATTCATACTCTTGCGCAACAGACGTCTTTGGGAGGTTTCTTGTTTCTTTATCAAACCACTCTTGGTCTCTTTCAGGATGTACATCCCATGGTAATCTAACAGGGTGAAAATCATTCTCGTTTGTTGTCGCCTTTGTGTATTCCTTGTGGAACCAGTTACCCACACCCTTTGGGGTTGATAGTGCGATACAGCGTCCTTTACCTCGCAGTGTTGGATATGCTGCTTCCCATAGTTCATCCATGCCTTGAATGATTCCTGCCTCATCAACGACCAAAAGGGACAAACCCTCTGAACGAGCGGCGTCCCCTGTAGTTGAGCATGCTTTAACCCACGACATGTTTGTTAACTCAATTGCATATGCGTTATCAGTTTCCATTGTCGCGGTTGCCTTTATCATCCAGTCAGGCAACTTTTTAATGATAGTCTTGATCTTCTTTAGAACATTCGCTGCAACGTCACGCTTATTAGCAACAATCGCAACAAATTTACTTTCCCTAAAAAGCACAAACCAAGCTATGTAGCCTGCGGTTAAAGTAGAGATTCCCAGTTGTCTAGATTTGAGAATGATGTTGTATCGATAGTCTTCAAAATCTTTCAGGAGATCAGCTTGAAAATCGTACGTTCTAAAAGGTATGATTCCTCTATCAGGATGAGCGATCTTTGCCCAATTGCACAAAAAATAATTTGGATCCTTTGCGCACTTTCGTAACTCAGCTTTGATCTGAGTCTTTGTAAGCCTGTAGCGAGCCATTAATCATTGCCGTTATCGGAGGCTCCTGTCCAACCGCCTTGATCAAGAAACTTTTTAAACTTCTCATCAATAGTTCTCTCTTCCTCTGCAGAAGACTCTACGCCTCCAATCTTATATTGTTTTGACACGTTAACAAACGATCTAACGTTTGATGTTGACTGAACCAAAACATCGATCTCACCTTCTGGAGAAAGGCTTAGGGAATTTCCAGTAACTGATTTGTATTCCTTCTTAAGGAAGGAAACGATTTCTTTCATAACATTTTCCATTTCATCTTCAAATTTGCCAGACTCATATAGTTCTCTTAACTGTATATCACTTTGATATCCAACTGTCAAGAGATTGTCTCCAAATTTTACATAAAAACCATCTTGAACTCTACGGTCACTAATGGAAATTTCTTCGTTCTTTCTGAGTGGAATGTCCTGCTCAAGCGTACGACCCTTATAACTGGATCCTTTCATAGCTTTAACGTTTGCTGCGGCCTGTGCAATACCACGAATGATGTCAAGCATGTTACTGTCTAGCATTTTCTTTTTCCTCTTGTGTTGTGGGTTGGGTGGCGTCCTCTGACTCATCCTCATCATCACCTCCTTTGAGGTGGCCAGGAGGACCCTGAATAGCGCCTACTGTAGAGATCTCCTCTAAATACTTCTTAATTTCATTTTTAATTATGTCTTTTAGAGTACTCTCAGTTATTATCACTTTTTGGTCTCCACCCTGTTGCCCATCTATCCTCTCTACCCTCAACATATTTAACATAACATTTGAAACAGCACTCAAACTTTGTCATGTACACATCGTCTTGGGATTTGAAAGAATAAGTGTTACAAACAGGACATGTCCTATTTGATTCTCTACTAAGTAGTTTTTTGGAAACCAAAACACCATTGACTTCCACTTTATCTTCAAAAGACCAATTGCGATCCAATTTCTGATTAAACTCTCTCAATTGGCTCTTAAATTTCTCTTCTTTGTCTTCATCCCATCCTGACTCAGGATTCTTGACTGCCTCTTCACTATATTTGTTTGAGATTGCTTTTTCTAACTGTGCGACCATCATTTCTTTTTTTGCTTTCTCGTTTGACATTGATACCTCAATTATTGCTGACTGCTGTTAAAACCAACTTTGTAAAGCCAATTGTAACACCCATACCTAACGCTAAACCTCCAGCAAACATAAGAGTTGAGGTTCTAGACTTTAACTCAAATGCTCTCTGGAGTTCTTCGTTTTGACGCTTCAAGGTTTCATTTTCTTCTGTCAATGATACAATCTGCAGTTGGCTGGTTTCCATTTCTAACCGATACTGCTCACCCATTGATTCTAGATAATACCTGATCTCTTCTGAAGCGTTATCTTCCATATACTTCTTGAAGGAAATTATCTCTGCCGTGGCCTGTATATCAAAAAGAGCGCCGCCAAATGGAGCAGGATCACCTTCTTCTAAAATGGTGAACTTACCCTCACTGGCGTACGCTGGAAAAGCAACAGAGTTACTCAAAAACAGGATCGACAAAAGTAAACCCAAATGCGTCTTCAATTTCATCTGCTATCTCTCCAGGATTCTCTTCTTGTTGTTTTACGTATTCTTGGATCCTGCGTTGTCTCTCTTCTTCAATCTCAGCCAAACGTTCTGAGTGAGCCTGCTCTAAATCACGAAGTTTAATCTCGTGCTCAGAAATCATCCTCTCCAAACGCAACTGCCTCTTGTAATTCAGTTCTTTCATCTCTTCGAGTTGTTGTTCCTCCAGAGCTTTATAGTCCTGTAAATCTTTGTTAATTTTCGCAACCTCATCGTTGGTAAAGTTGATATTCATCAAAACCATACCAACGGTATACATTACGAGAACTAAAAAAATTATTGCATCATCTAGTAGCTTTTTTGACTTAAGATATTTGAAAAAATCCTTCACATTGTTCCTCCGCTACGCAACTCCTTTCATCTTAGCCACTGCGTCAATAACGCTTTGACCGCCAATGTAAAGAGCACTGATCATAACCCAGTCGGCTGATTCCAACATTCCAAAACCCATGAGACCACAGGCGGAAAGCCAGACCAAAAGCTTACGGGAGATGACCTTTTCTAAAAGCTTATCGCTTGCTGCTTTAGACATTTTTAGACCTCCTTTAGTGCTTGACATGCGCATAACCATCGTTGTTTTCAATTGTTAGTTGCGTGTCTACACAGTCTTTTAAACTGTCAAGGTGACTAATCAACAAAACAGTTTTGAAGTATGTCTTAATTAGTTCAAGCAAACGAATAAACCCCTCCATGTTTTCTTCATCCAATGCAACTCCTGGCTCATCAAGAATAAAAACATCTCCTTTAGGAAGACTAGAGACTGACAATAAAGCCAACCTGATAGCCATTGCAGCGATGGTTTTTTCTGCTCCCGAACCCATCTCCAAAGGTCTTGCTTCAAAAGTTGTCTCTCCAGGATGTTGAATAAAAATATTCATCTTGTTCCCATCATCTTCAAAAAAGATTTTGAAATCAACAATGTTTGACAGGATACGAGACACCTCTTGGTTGATAATTGGGATTTGCTTCTTGATGATCTCATATGAGATTCCACTGGAATGCATGCACCTTAGAAACAAATCATGTGCTGAGTACTCTTTTCTAAGCTTCAAATACTCTGCTTTGGTTTCTTTGATGGTCTCTAACTTTTGCTCTAAGGATCCATTGACTCTGTAGTAGTCTAATTTTTTATTTTCACATTCCTGCAACTCAGACTTGAAAGATACGATTTGACGCTTAACTGAATCTCGCTGATTCATGGTACGCTCAAGATTCTCAATGTTCTCTTTATTGTTTTCCCATTCTGATTTTTTAGAATTAAGATCAGCAATCTCGCGCTTTAGTCGTGTGATTGTCGCAATGTTTCGTTGAATTTGCAGATTTGTATCAGAGATGGTTG